GTTCAATCTCCTCAACATAGGTTCCCCCCTTGTTCAATCTCCTCCTCACGCCATGTTTGAGCTTTTGCTTATTCTTGGCTTCATATTCGCGCTGGCTTGCGGGGCCATTTGCGTCTTAATTTACCGTTGGTTGTGGCCTGCGAAGAAAGTCGATCCGTTTCTGGTGGATCTTGACTCGTTAGATGAAGACTCCATTGGGTTTGTTACGACACGGGTCCAGCGTAAGCTGGCTTATGCGTTTCAAGCCAAGTTTGGAGAGCTACGATACAACAAGGCCAACCGGATCATTGCTGGTGATTGGGTTCGTGCCGAGATGGCAGCCATGGAGATGCGCAATGTTGACATTGTTCGCCACATGGCCGTTACGATAGAGCTTTGCTTGACGCCAAGCAGCTCGGCCGTTGTTGCCGCTCAGATTGCCCAGAGGAGGGCGGTCCGTGAGCGGCGCGCGGCTATTGACTCCCCTAAGTAGGGGTGCCCTGCTGTCCTCCCCGGAGTAACCACGTGTGTTGATCGCACTGGTGAAGACTGCTTGCAGATTCGGAAGGAGGTTAGTAGGGTAAAGCGCGCTTCCGCAGCGCGGTCAGTTCGATACTTTGCTGGCTTTGGAGCTGGAGTCAGATACGGTGTCCACACTGATTCATTGGTGAATTTAGCTCGCGGCGTCGTTGAGCGCGTTTTTTACGTGGTCCGCGACGGGTGTCTTAGCCGGGCACCTCGTCCCAACATTGGTGTTTTCTCCCGTCTTGGGGGACTGCGCACTCGTCTTTTGAAGAAGCTGCACCCGACCCCCGTTGTCGACCGCTGTGAATACAGTGGTTTGTACACCGGGCGCAAGCGGCTGATTTATGAGCGTGCCTATGAGAGCCTGATGACACGGGCAATCAATCTCAGGGATGCGTATGTTAGCACCTTTGTCAAGGCGGAAAAGGTCAATTTTGATAAGAAGTCTGACCCTGCACCGCGAGTTATACAGCCCCGCTCACCACGGTATAATCTTGAGGTTGGTCGATACCTCAAGTTGTTTGAGCACGAACTTTGTCTTGGCTTCCGTCGGTTGTTTGGTTATGATGTCATTTTGAAAGGAAAGAATGCTACTGGAGTTGGTGAGGCACTGCACGCAAACTGGAGCCAGTTCAAGAACCCTGTTGCCGTTGGATTAGATGCTAGCCGCTTTGATCAGCACGTTTCTGTCGAAGCGTTGCAGTTCGAGCACAGCATCTATAACACCGTTTTCAGGAGCCCTGAACTTGCTCGTTTGTTGCGTTGGCAGTTGACTAATCGCGGTATCGCGCGTGTGGGGGAACACCGCGTTGATTACACGATTAAAGGATGCCGGATGAGTGGCGATATCAACACTGGGATGGGAAATTGCTTGATCATGAGTTGCATAGTCATTGCATATTGTGAGCACGCCGGCATTGATTTCCGGCTTGCGAACAATGGTGACGACTGCGTGCTGTTTGTTGAGAGCCATTGCCTTTCTCAGCTGTCTGGTCTTGACCAATGGTTTCTCGACTTCGGTTTCACCTTGACGCGTGAGGCACCTTGCTATGTCTTTGAGCATGTTGAATTTTGCCAGGCACACCCGATTCGTGTCGGGGATTCCTGGCGCATGGTTCGAGATCCTCGTACAGCAATGAGCAAGGATTGCGTTTCGCTTCTTGGTTGGGATACTGAGCTCGATATCCGCCAGTGGGCTGGAGCTATTGGCTCCTGTGGGCTGGTTCTCACATCCGGTGTCCCGGTTTGGTCTGCCTGGTACCAACGGTTAGTTTCGTTTGGTGTAGAGCGTCCTGGGGCGGTTGAGCATGTATATGATTCTGGGCTTGGATATATGGCCAAGGGGGTCAAGCCGTGTGTCGTGACTGCGGAGTCTCGTGTCAGTTTCTGGCACGCATTCGGCATTCTACCAGACATGCAGGTTGCCCTTGAGGAGGCATATCGCGAGCCCTGGACCATGTCACCTACCCGCCCCATGACGTTTACCCAAGCGTCAGCAATCGATCGATTTGAAAATCCCCTTTCAACATGGCTCGCAAGCAAACAACGACGATGAGTGTCCCAGGACAAGGAAATCTGCGCAAACGGCGCACCAAGGCGCCCACCATGACTGGTGCCGGCGATTCAACTGTTATAAGGTATTCCACGCTGGGCTCCACCCTTGAGACAGGGGCTGGTGTTTCAGCTGCGGCAACCTTGCGTCTTTACGTCCCTGGCAATTCTACTAGTATTGCCAATGGCGTGGGGCCGGACATCGTAAACTTTTACAGCACTGGAGTTTTCCGCCCTGGCACGTCCATTCGGTGGGAACCTAGTGTCAGTTTTACGCAGTCCGGTCGCGTCTATTGCGGCTTTACAGACAATCCTGAAGCTGCTACGGTCTACAATGCTTTCAGTACTAACCAGCGTTTGGCTTTCATTAAGGGATTGGGGAGCATGCGTAGTTTCCCCATTTGGCAGGAGACTACCATCCCTTTTCCCACCGGCACTCGCCGCAAGAAATTTGATACTAACGCTGATATTAACTTTGAGAGTGTTGATCAGTTGGACCGCAGTATGCAGACGGCTTTCGTTTATGCCGTAGAAGGCGTCGCCGCTTCGACGACTTTTGGATCTTTTTGGTACCATGATGTGGTGGATGTCGAGGGCGTCCAGCCCGTGTCAGTATAGGCTAGTGTCTGCTAATTTCTGTCTAAGCGCTTCGCGGGGTCCGCCTGTATCTCACTCCCCTGGGAAGGAGTGTGCACTGAGGCTGGTTTACCAGTCGGTTACGGGGGCTTGGCGTATGATAGGAGTTAGAATATCCAGGGTTCTCAGATGGAAACATCTGGGAGGGCTACCGTGGGATATCTGCAAGTTGTATAACCGC